TAGGAAATAACAGCAATAGTTGATGCTGTAACAGAAAGTGACGTAACAGATGCAACTACATCGGTTAAAATAACCGGTACAGCATTTATGGCAGATCCTACAACAAAAACTCTCGTTGACTCTTCAGAGAATATCACTTTTGGTGTTGTGAGCAGCTGGGCTGATACTGAAATAACCGTTGCAGTGACTGTTGGAGGAACGCCACCTTATACGGCAGGGATTACACTTACCAATGATGTTGGAGCAAGTGGAGAGTTTGATTTAAGTGTTATTGCATCATAGAAATTTTGTCCTTCGCCCGTTGAAAAATACGGGCGATATTTGCTTTGTTTTTAATTATTATTTTTAACTAAAAGAAGAAGAAATGAAAAAACTATTCTTATTATTTATGACTCTGCTGTTGGCATTTGGCATTTATGAATTGAAGGCGATGCCGACGGAGCAAAAGTTTTATGTGCCCGATATCTTTATATCGTATGACGTGGACACTTCATACGGGATTGACGGTGGTGTTATAGGTTTTACCTTCTCAGATATTATAGGAGGGAATATCAGAATTTTGCATGGTGCGGTGCTACAGGCGACTTTATCCGGTGACTACAAGACTATAATTCAGGAGAAGATGCGGCCTGTTCCTATTAGCATAATTACTCTATTAAGTGCCAATAAAATCGACAGAACGGGTATTGATACCGATTCAAACGATATAAAAGACCAAACAGATTATACATTGTTAGGATACAGCATCAAATATTAACCGGCCATATTTTTTTTTCATACGATGATTTAATTGTTAATTGAAAAAGCACCTCGCCACAAGGGTGCTTTTTTGTTTTTTGTTTATGTAATTTATGGATTAAAAAATCGTTATAGAACTTATCTATATAGTTATGTGAATTTTCTAACATTAATTTATATATATGAACCATACCAACCAAACAGTATTGTGCGACGACCCGGAAACGGGGCAGACTTTGGACGTGACCTCTATGTTTGAATTGCTGCATTATTTTGAAAATGAAGATGCGGAAGATAATATTAAAACGGTTTGTAAACTGACGGATGATGTGTGTATGATGATGGCCCGAGGGATGCATGATGATATTTTGAGCGAAGAGGCCGCGGAATACAGAGAAAATATGAACTTTTTGGCACGGCTGAGGAGGGCCGTGCACGAGGTGAAGGTGGTGGTGAATGAATAATAATTTAAGAGAAGCACCTTTTGGTGCTTTTTTTGTATATATTTGCTTGATATTAATTTAATTTTTTAAGATGGATTTAGCAATTGTAATTACAGCGGTTTTGAATTTCTTAGTTCTTATTGTTTTCTTAGTAATGTCGGCAAGATTAAGAGATATAAAAATAAGTGCTCAACGAGGTGAAAAATATTTAAGTATGATCTTACAGTTAACTGAAAAAGATTTAACTTCTAAAGGGTTAGATAATCAATATTATATATTTGACGGGAAAGTGAATGTAAAAGACAAAAAGACCGGAAAAATAAGTGAAAAAACTCTTTATGATTGGCATTATATGCAAAAAAGCGAATTTAAAGATGATTATGAATTAGTGAAGTTCGAAAATATTTCTATGTCCAATATATTTTAATAAGCTCATCTTTTGAATTTTGTTGTATATTTGTAAGGCCAAAACAATAGTGCTCTTTACATTTGAATACAAGAAAATCTTTAAAAAGCAGGGAGGAAAGAACCTTTCTTATTTATCCTTAGGATAATTTGAGTCTGTTGTTTTGGCACCTCCCTGCCCTTTTATTTACTTAATTGTTATGTTATGCCAAAACAACAGCAAATTAAACAGATGCAAACTTTAGTGACACATCCCAGAACCGGAGAGACGGTTGATATAAGTGGATTATGGGACTTGATTGATAATATGAGCGGATCAAACAGCAGCCTGAAAGATGATTTAGATGATATGATGGAAAGAATTTATGAATCATCGAGGCGTGTTTTTAATTTTCATTCTCCCGGAGATGTTGAAAGTTTTAAAAATGATATTAATGTATTTCTGTTTATGGGCGACTTTTTGAAATCAATTAAAGTAAGTTAAAAAATGTCATAAAATCCGTCCTTTCACGTGCGAAAGTCAAGAGGTTAATTTGTGGAAACATTTTAACCTCTTTTTTTATGGCAAGCGATACAACAAACAGGAAGATCTATATTTGGATCAACGGTAAACAGGTTGAAAATTCGTATAAAGGAATTTCGAACGCGATAAGAAAAACCCGCAACGAACTTGCAACCATGACCATGGGCACCAAGGAATATTACAACAAGGTGAGGGAACTGAAAAAGCTGCAGGGCGTGATGGACCAACACAACGCCGCACAGGGTAGGATTGCCACCGGTTGGAGAAAGATACGCCAAGAAATAAAACAAATTGCCGTAGGTAACCTGATTGCCAACGCTCTGACAGGCGTGATCACTAAAGTTGGGCAAACGATTACATTTATCACCAACGCGGTAGGTGAAGCCGAACAAGGGCTTACCAACGTGCTTACGCTGATGAGCGATGCGGACAGAATGAAATATACCGATTACCTGAAAGCAGGACAAAAAGAAATATTGGAGATGGGGTTTGCACAGGCGGATGTGAATAAGGCGTTGTTTGATGCCGTGTCGGCAGGTGTGGAAGCCGGGCAGAGCATAGAATTTTTAAAGAACGCAGCAGTGTTGGCAAAAGGAGGCGTGACACAATTGGGTGTGGCTGTTGACGGGATGACAAGTATACAAAATGCCTATAACTTATCGGTGAGCGAAAGCGGAAAGATAGCGGATGCATTTTTCACAGCTCAAAAATATGGTAAGACCACGGTTGAAGAATTGGCAAGTTCGATCGGGAAGGTTGCCCCTATAGCGAGTGCTTTGGGCGTGTCGTACCAAGAGCTGTTATCGGCTTCGGCACGACTGACATTAGCGGGGATTTCGACACATGAATCGATGACTTACTTGAAGGCTGCAATGGGTAACCTGATGAAACCCGCAACGGAATCGAGAGAAGCGATGGAGAAGTGGAATATCCCGATGGGATTATCGGAAGTAAGAGCTACCGGATTCACGGAAACTTTGAGACGGTTGAACGAAGTGGTTAAGAAAAGCCCCGATGATTTAGCGAAGATCATCCCGAGTATAGAGGGACAAAACGCGGTACTTGCCTTGACCAATAAAGGTTTTGAAAGTTACCAAAAAATATTGAACGACGTGATGAAAGATGTGGGGGCAAACTCGAGCCTGCAAAAAGCATTTGCCATGCAAATGGAGACCCTGCCCAACCTGATGGCGAAAGCCAAAGGCGAACTGACATCGATGGCGATAAGCATAGGCGAACGGCTGGCCCCGGTGATTAAGGCGGTTATACCGATGATATCCGGATTGGGAAAGGGTATTATGAAGCTGATTGATTTTATTACCAATAATATTAAGGTGATCAAGCTGATTGTCGCTGCAACAGTATCGTATGTAGCAGCATTGAAATTGAAATCGGTTTGGATGAAGATATCAACTGCAGGAATGAATACTTACAAAACGGCAAGTTTACTATTGTCCTTGGCACAGGCAAAATTGACAGGCAACACAACACGTGCTGCTGCAGCACAAAAGATGCTTAACCTTTCGATGAAAGCCAACCCGATAGGATTAATTGTTTCGTTGGTAACCACGGCTGTGGCTGCCTATAAACTTTATTCATCGAAAATTGATGAAACAGGAAGAAAACAAAAAATGCTTAATGATCTTAATGTTGAAGCAAGAAAACAAATTTCTGAGCAAAAAATTGAATTAGAAATGTTATTAAGAATTGCACAAGATGACAATAGATCAAAATCAGAAAAAGCAAAGGCTATTCAGCGTTTAAATGAAATATCTCCTGAAATGCTTGGTAATATCACTGAGGAAACAATTAAAACAGGAGAGGCTACTGCAGCAGTAGATGAATATATCAAAGCATTGGAAAATGAAACCAGGATGAAGATAGGGCGAGAAAAAATGGCAGAAATTGATGCGAATATTTTTGCTTTAGAAATCGAACAATTAGAGAAGATTAACGAAATAAAAAAGCGGTTTAATGAAGGTGGCAATACCTTTAGATGGACCGCTACCCTAGGTGGATCCGAAGATATGAATGTTAATCAAATCAATATACTTGAAAGGAATATCAATAACTTAAAGACTTACTATGGTGAAAAAATAAATACAGAGAAAAAGTATAGAGATGAATATCAGAAAATACTTGATGATTTAGGAGTATCTATCGTTGATAGTGGCAATACCTTTAGATGGACCGTTACCCCAGGTGGATCCGGTGGCGGTGGATTTACTCCGCCAAATACTCCTGATGTGAAGAGCTCGCAAGATTTGTGGGATAAATACATGGAGATGTATAAGAAATACATGGAGGAGATGGAGCGGATCCGCAAGGCTATGTATCAGGAAGGAAAAAGCGAATGGCAAAGAGAACTTGACGAAATTGAAGGGAACTATTTTAATGCCATGCAGGTTACAGGATCGGCTATATCGGAACTTGAAGCTAAAGGAAAGAAAATTAATGAACGTGAAGCAGATCTTCTCGGTAAGTTATACCAACAGCAAATTGACCTGACAGGGGTATATGAAGAGCAGATACTTAATTTGCTTAAAAAATACGGCAAAAGCAAAGAGGAACTGCTTAAAGATGAACAGCAAAAAGAGATTGACGGTGTAACGGCCAAATATGCCGATCTGATCCTTTTAGCCAAAAAATTCGGTGAGGATTACACGGCTTTGGAAAAAGCGATGAACGCCGAGATACAAGCCATAAGAGAAAAATATAACAACACGGAAGAAGCAGAGGTTGCAGGCGTTGAAAATATTAACGAAAAAACATTAAGCTCTCTGCAAGAGCGGGTGAACATGGCCAAGACCTATGCCGACGAGCTTGGGAAAATATGGAGTGCCTACAATCAAGCAAGAACCAATGAAGAAGATGCCTACCTGGAGCGTGTTGAAGCAAATAACGAGAAGCAAAAAAGGATTTTACAACAACGCCTTGATTTCGGGTTGATTTCGGAAACAGAATATACCAACCGAATTAAGAAAAATGAACAGCGTTTAGAGTTGGAGAAAAAAAGGATTGCGAGAGATCAGGCTGTAAGGGAGAAAAGAATGCGTATTTTTGAAACTACCATTAACGGGATATCTGCCGCTGTTGAAGCGTTGCCAAATTATATACTTGCAGCTTTGATAGGGGTTACAACTGCCGCAAGCGTGGCCGCTATTGCATCGGAAGACATACCGCAATTCGGATCGGGAGCGCGGGTAAATAAACCGACTATTGCCATGGTTGGTGAGAAGGGAAAAGAAATTGTGTTGAGCAACTCGGTGGTTGACGACCCGACTTATGGACCGATTGCAGACGATCTGGCCAGATTGCAGGAAGGCAAACAGCCGAGATTTTTAGGACAACCCCAAATACCGAATTATAGCGGGATGAATAGGGCTATTGCCTCGACCAATATCACCAATAACACGGTGGTGAACCAGGTGGACTCGGAAGGAATGGACAAGCTTGCAAAAAAGGTGGAAGAAATGACCAAGGCAGTGTTGGCAATGAAATATATACAAGCAGTGATATCGGATAAGGAACTGACGGAACGTGACAAGGATAAGGAACTGCTTTTGAGATATTCGAGATTTTGATATTTTCTTCAAAAAAGCTGTGTTTATAAAGTCTAATTTTGAAATAAAAAGACATGGAATATATAGGATTGAGCGTTAGCCCAAAATTACAGACTAAAGCATTGGCGGCGGTTCACAAATTTGTTGATCTGCAAAGGAAACAACATAGCAGGAAACTTTACAGGTTTGCTTCAAAATCGTGGAAAGGGTACTGGTGGAAACGAAAACACACAATTGATTTCATCAATACATTACTTTTTGACGATTATGAAGTTAAGTATATTTCGTTCAGAAGTGAGGTGATGTTCTTCGCTAAGATTGAATTTTACTTAGACGGGACGATTCAAATGAGATCGGTTTCATTTATTTCTGAAAGGAGGCCGTATAAAACAAGTGTTAAGGCAAACTTTAGGTATAATCCGATTTCGTTTACGGGGCTGAATAGGTTTTGACAGGCAAGAGCAGTATGCAATTCGTTGGGAAATGATGGTAAACCATCGAAAAATAAAAGGCAACATTAAATATTTTAATAATTGAAAAATATTGATTTTTGTTATGTTTTGGCGAGATTTTGGCGAAGTTTAATGATCGTTTTTGCTTTTGTCGGCTGACTTTAAGAGGTTATTTA